CAACAAGAGATCGCCATTTCTACCAATTCTGGTTACTACAATACGATGCGCTTTGTTCCAGTCTTTAAGTTTAACCAAAGCATCAACTTCAGCATGCAAATAGATAGCTTCAGGCCTACCAGTCTTTGCACCTAGTTTGGCTTGCAGGGGATGAGTCTTTACATAACTGTTCTTACCAATGCTGATAACACGGCCCTTTTTATCGTAGATAATTGCCGTAAGGTTCTGGGGGCTACTCATCGAATAAATGCCTGAAAGTAATAGGTAGTCGGTACCGTAATGTATTCGCGAATAACTGAGACTCCACCTTGGGGTTGCCAGCCTTCTGCAAGTAGTTCTGCAACACGACGATGGAACTCATCGTGCGTTGCATTAATTACACAATATTCACTTACCTGACCCATTGAGCTTTTCTTTAATAAAGCTAAACAACTTGCGCTGAGTATCAAATACGTACTCGACTTCTTCCTCGCCGGTGTCTACTGTTAGCACGAAACCATTGGTAACTTTGCGAATTTCAAGGCGCTCAAACATTTTTCTCTCCAGTTAGATTATACTCAATTATAACACGGTTGCAAACAATTTGCAACCTTACTCGTCGTCAACAATCAACTCTCGAGTTCGCTTGACACGCCCGATACGCGATGCTTTGTTCCAGTCGTAGTCAACGCCGTCGGGGCATTTGCCATTCTGAATACTGTCTACACCAAAACGACCAACAACTTCAAACCCGTTACCAGTGATGGTAACAAACTCGTTTAGAGTTTTGGCGTATGCCATTGCTTGGTCCAGTGTAGTACATTCATGCTCAGTACCATTGCATATTACTTTATAAGTCAAATTAACCCCAATCTTTTTTATCCCCTGATTCTTCGTTTGCATCGTAGCCGGCATTATATTCGGCAATTTCTTCGGCAGTTAGTTTTGTAACTGCTTCACCTTTGTAGGTACCGTTTGGATACCAGTGCGGGTCGCGTTTGCGATTGTAATAGCTGTCAGCTGACCCGCGATCATACAGGCCACCGTGACGGGTACGATCAAATTGAGGTGCGTTTTTAGACATAGTGTTCTCCTATTAATAATCTGCTGTAATTTTGCCTTCGGCAACATTGTAAGTCAAAAAGACTTTGTCAATAGCTTCGCCAGTCCCGCTTTCGTCATGGTACGTCACTTGATAGCAAAACTGCCCACCATTAGTAATACCCGAAAACTTACACGACTTGAAACTTGCACCTTTGTACCCGCTGTGATGTAGTGCCATTGCCAGGCCATGCGTAGTAAAAGTGGTAAGCGTTTTAAGAGTGTCTGCTGTAATCATGTTAATCCTTAAAATGCAAATTCACGAACCCAGTCAAAGCGAGTTGAAGCTGGGACCCAACGAAATTGTTGCTTCTTGCGCTCAGGCTGTTCCCAGTCTAAGCAAAGCATAACCCATCCACGGTCTTGCGAAAAGCCAACAGTCTCAGCAACTCGCACAACCTGAACAAGCCGGTTCTGTAATCTTGCAACAACAACTGTCATGTCGCCTCCTATTAAAGAGTGTTAAGGGCGGGTCGCATTTCTGCAGTCAGTTCACGCTCACGAGCATGAGCCGCAGTCTTACCGCGCACCACTTCAAGCAGGTAAGGGGTAAAGCCTTCACGGCCATATTTGCGAAGTGCTTCGCAAAGGTTCCATTCCTTGCTTTCAGTATTAGCACGAGAAAGGTGACGGTTAAAGCGACCGCGCACAGAAGCCAGTGCAGTACCGTTAACAACAGTAAGTCCAATGTAAGACTCACCAGTTACTTCACAGTACAGTTCGTAGATTGCATGGTTGCGATCTGAACGGCGTTTGCGGGTTACTTTTTGCTTCATCATGTATGTATTATAAGCGGTTTTGGACCAATGGTCAACCGTTTTTTGGGCTTTTTTGGCTCAAAAAGTGTTGTTTTTGTGCAACATAGCAGATTAAACCCTAAGTATTACATTTAAAACCCTGGTTTTTGTAGTATTTTAGCTACAAAATAGCTAAATAATATTGGCAGATGACTTTGCCACAAATAAAAGGAGCCAATATCATGGCCGCAAAACTAGTTATTATCAAACAAAAACGCGAAACTGCTGATGTAGCATTTTTCGCACCTTCAGTAGAGCAGAAAGCCTCTCTAGCCGCATTAACAGATGTTAAAGCAGTTGTCGGTGAACGCAATTTCAAAGGCGGATTAACAAAGATCCGTACACTATTCTTCCCAACAGTTGAGTTATTCGACGCATGGAAAGCTAACGAAACAGTAGCCGCAATTAAAGCAGAACGTGATGCTTATAATACTGCTAACGGTATCACAGAATCTGAGCGTGTTATCGACTTCCCAAATCTAGTTGTTTAATAGCAATTTAGATTAACCAAAGCCCGGATTCCGGGCTTTCTTTTGGATCTAGTTTGGCTCATTAAATGGCTATATAATAATATGCCATGCCAATTATTAGTAATGAAACAAATACGTCCGAATAAAAATATTCCTTTTTATTCTGCGCCTGAGTTTGTCAAAGAAGCATTAAGAACATATGGCCCACCTGCATTAGTAGGCGAGAGAAACTTTACAGACGGATTGGTTAGAGTAAGGTCTTTACTATTCCCGTCAACTGCTGATTATGAAAACTGGTTAAGCAATCCAGTTACAACAACAAACGTTAAAGAACGATTCAAATACAATGAGCGCAATGGCATTGTAGAAACCCACCAAGTATTTGAAATTGACGGGCTAGACTTAATAGGTATTCCTTTTTAACGTCCGTAGCCAGACCTATAAGCGTCATGTTCGCGCCTGCGTTGGTCTTCTAATAGACGCTGTCGCAATCCACGTTCACATGCCGCACGTTCATTAAATGTAGGATATGAATGACAATGCGATGGATATGCAGGGACTACAACCGTTTCGGTGTAAACAACAGGCGCTGGCCTGTGATGCTCATGTCCAATCAAATAACCCATAGTGCCACCTACTAGCATTGCAGTGCCTGTACGGGTAGCACAACCAGTTAACGCCAATCCAGCAAGTAAAACAAATAATAGTTTTTTCATAGTTAGAAGCTTCCGTTGTTATCTTCGTCGCCGTACTCTTCGGTTTCGATTTCAACTCGCAGATTACCGTAAAGTCCCAGCAACTCTTTATTAGAGTACATGTCCCACTTGTACATTGTTACATCTTCGCCGACTTCTGCAAGTAGCTTTTCGCATTCTTTAATTACCATATCACGCATGTTTATCTCCGCATGTGGCTGATTTCTACAGCCTGTTCATCATTAAGCACTGGCACCGCATTTGACTTATGCATTGTAGCAATACCTTTGATAAGTGTGCCTGTATATTTAGGTGACTCTTTCTTAGTAGCAACACCCATACCAGAGTCTAAGCTCTTGGGACGAGGCCCGGTATCACGAATATAAACAGATGGTGTGGTAACAAGCGGCTCAGCAGACAAGGCACGTTTACGTTTACGTTCCTCTGCTTCGACGCCCCACTTCTTTTGCAGCTCAGCCCAGCTGGCATCTAGCTCGCGAGCCTTACGAGCTTCTTCAGCATTGCGAAACTTGCGCTTACCTTTGCGCTTACCTGTGGTAGAAAGCCATGGACCTTCTAGATGCATTGTCATACAAACACTCCTGTATTGTTATGCGTATTGTAGCATCGAAATGTCAGCTTGTCAACGGACTAGGTATTCATCCATTGGACCATGAAGTCCCTCTATGCAGTTGGACCTAAGTAAGATCCAACGAGGATCAACATGTGCAGATTTGTATACAAAAGCACGACCACTTAATTGTATAGTAGCCCAAGCCGGGTCATTTAATGGATCAATGCTATCCACAACAACCCCAATGACGGCACTATTACTAAATGCTAAATCAACGCAGTCTTCGACTAGCGTTACTGTAAAGCCGCGTCTGTCGTCCTTGTCAAAGTTGCTGTCAATCCACCTGAACTGTTCAGTACTCATGTCCGTTTGGATAAATGTTAAAAGACAAACGCTTTAGTAAACGATCGGGTTCGCCTTCTTCAAATGTAACAGTGTCGCGACGATGTACACTATTCCAGTTATCGTAAATTAGGATGTCGCCATTGTCCCATTTGTGCTTGTATAGGGTGTTAGGCTTACTTTCGCATAAGCGATAAATGCCTTCCATAAACTCTTTAAATCTTACTACTTCTTCACCACCTTTAGTAACATGATGAATCCAAGTGTATCCTTTACCATAGCAGTTGATACGAGGACTAATGCGGCCCGAGAATGGATTAGTCTTTAAGAATGGAAACTCTTCAATACGTGAACCAGGCTCGTACATAAAATGCTGGTAAACTTTTACATCACTATAATATTCGCGCTCTGTTTCGGTAAATTGTGTGTATGCTTCTTCTAAATGTAACCACTCAGTTTGTCCGCTGTCATTGTTTGCAGTACGAACCATGTACAATGCACGAGCTGGGAAACTCTTTTCACCTACATGGGCCATATCCGCATGGTAGAACATTTCAGTATCTTTCCAGCGATTGTTTGCAGTCTTAAAATAACTGGTTGGGGTTTTTAAATTTTCTTTGTTTAGCGTAACGTCAAACTTGCCAGATCCGTTACGGTAATCTTCAACGTTCCATAATATTCCAAACTTTTTAGCAATGTTATGAAACTGCTCGTCTGTTAGTGTAGGCGGCAGGCCCTTAACAATAAGCAAGCCTCTGTTGACTAAACGGTTGCGCCAAGTCTCTGCTGATTCGGCCATAATTTCATCGTAGCTTGTAGTGTACTCGGTGCACCAATTATTGTGAATGTTTCGGATTTGCATAGTGCAGATATTTATAGTCAAAAAGAAAGGG